CGTTCGCCCCGTCGATCTTTTTTCTCTACAGCCTCCGAAAAAGGGACCCAACCCCATGAGTAACCCCGCGTATTCACTACAGGACAAGCTCTCCGCGCTCGATGAGCTGGAGGCGAGCGCGGAGAAGTCGAGGACCGGCGCCCCGAACTGGTCCGCGGTGTCGAGGGGCTGCGGCGCCAGCCGTCGATCGCTGCGGCAGTGGTGGGAGCAGCGCGACGAGCTGAGGCAGCGCCAGCCGATCGACGCCGACGGCGGGCGCCTGGTGGTCTTCCCCGGCTCCGCGGGTGAAGTCGACGCCCCGCCGGCTGACGGCACGCGCGAGCGCTGGCTCTGGGACATCCGACAGGCCCGCCGGGGCGCGCTGGCTCGCGAGAGCTTCACCGCCGTCGCTACCCTGCTCAGGCTGGAGGGCGAGTCGCAGGGCTGGACGACGCCGCCGAAGCAGCGCGACCTTGACCCGTTGCACGAGATGAGCGACGACGAGCTGCGCGCCATCGTGGACGGCGAGCGGGCGAGCGGGTGACAGTGGACCGCGCCGATCTGATGCTACGGGCGCGGGCCGCTCGCGAGCTCCAGCGCCGCCGCGAGCAGCGCCCCCTCGACTACTGGAGGCCGACGCCGCCGCAACGCGACTTCCTGGCGTCCACCGCCCGCTACAAGTTGCTGCGGGGCCCCAACCAGGCCGGTAAGACCGACGTGGGCGCCGCCGAGCTGGTCTATCGGATGGCGGGGTACAACCCGTGGACGGGCCGCGAGCACCCTCGAGGCGACTACCGCGTGCTGGTCTACTCGTGGGATCAGCTGAAACCCATCGCCCGCAAGATCTGGGAGCGCGTGCCGAAAGACCGCCTACACGAGCGCAGCCACTACGACGCCGCGCGCCAAAAGTGGACCGGGCACGCGTTCATGCTCAAACACCGATCGGGCCAGTGGTCGCGCGTCGATTTTACGACGGTCCTGGCGGGCGAGATGGGTAACGCCAGCGCGACGCTGGACGGGATCTGGGTTGACGAGCCGCCCCCGGAGCACCTGTGGGGCGAGCTCGACGCTCGCGTCAGGAAGCGCCGGGGCGACATCTGGCTGACCATGACGCCCTCCCCCTGGAAATGGCCGATCGACTGGCTCCGGGGCCTGGTGGCCGACGGCGCGATCTCAGAGACGCACTTCGGGCTAACCCCGGAGAACTGCACCCCACTCGGTGGCCTGCCGTTCTACTCCGAAGAGGAGATAGAGCGGTTCAGGATCATGACGCCCCCGAGTCAGCGCCCGATGCGGCTCGATGGGGAGTGGGAGGGGCCCGCTGAGGGATCCGTGTTTGAGCAGTGGTCGCGCGACACCATGCTGCGCCCCGCTGCGGAGCTGTGGCAGGACATGCGCCGGTTCGGGAAGGACGTGCGGATCGGGATCGGCATTGACCACGGCGTGGGGATCTTCCGCCAGGTGGCCGTGCTGGTGGCTGCGGTCGGTCACAAGTCCGAGGCCCGCGTCTGGGTGCTCGACGAGTACGTAGCCGGCGGCGACACCGCCCCCCAGCAGGACGCTCGGGGTATCTGGGCCATGCTCCAGCGTAACGGGTTGAAGCTGGAGAACGTTGACGTGTGGTATGGCGACCGCGCGCACCCCGGATCCCAGAAGAAAGCGATCGGACGGAAGACGAACGAGATCCTCATGCGCCAGTTCGTCAAGATGCCCGACGCCTGCCCCAAGGGCGTCTTCCCCGGCAAGATCTTGGTCCCCTGGAAGCCGCCCGGATCCGTGGACTACGGCTGTACACAGATCCACTGGCTACAGGTGCAAGGGAACTTCAAGGTGGCCGACAGCTGCACCCACGTCGCGGAGTGCCTCGACAAGTGGACCGGGGGCGAGGAACACAAAGACGCCATCGACGCGATGCGGTATGGGACAATCGGGCTAATTGACCGCCGGCCGATGGCCCAGATGAGGCTCAGGACACGATGAACGACTACAGCGACGCCACCCCGCCGATCCCACCTCACAGCGCCGACGCGGCCCGCTGGGAGCACACCCGGCTGCGCCGTCGGATGATCGAAGGCCGGTGGATGGCCGACCTCGAAGAGAACCTGCGCGCTCACCTGGGACACACCCGGGCCGCAGCGCTGGGGAAGCTGGACGCGAGCTCCAACGTGTTCAAGTCGATCTCTCGTCAGCTCGCGGCGACGTATGACCGCCCGCCGTCGCTGTCTCACCCGGATGCCGTAGCGGCTCAGCGGATGGACCGGACGATCTACGAGGCCGGGCTCTGGCCGCTCATGCAGCGCTTCCAGGCCCGCGTGATCGCGCTCCGCGAGCACTTCCTGCGCATCGAGATCGACGAGGCCGGCGCCATCACCTACCGCCCGATCTCGCCCGATCTGATGCTGGCCTACTCGGATCCCAGCAACCCCGACAAGCCGGTGCGGGTGATGGAGGCGCGGCTAAAGCGTGACGGCTGGTGTTGGGTGCTGCTCGATATCTCGGATCCTGAGATCCCCCGCTACGAGGTGCGCGCGGTCAACCCCGGCGCCCCTGACGGGCTCGGGGAGGATCTGTCGCCGCTGTACCTCGGGGAGCCCCTGAGCGGCGACGCCTACCCCTACCGCTACAGTGACGGGCGCCCCTTCATCCCGGGCGTGCTCTACCACGCCGCGATGAACGGCGATCGGCTCTGGGATCCCTACGAGGGGATCGAAGTGGTGGAGGGATCCCTAAACGCCGCCGTCGGCTGGTCTTTCTGGTTCCACTGCCTCCGCTCCGCGAGCTGGCCCCAGCGCTACATGGCTGGCGTGGTCCCTCGGGGCGCGCGGGCCGTGGACAGCTCGACGGCTAAGCGGCACGAGGTCATCGCGGATCCGGCGACGGTGCTGCTCCTCGAGCACGACGGCGGCGACACCGCCACCCAGGCTGTGATCGGGCAGTGGGGCCCCGCCGCCGAAGTGGGCGAGCTCGCGGAGGCGCTGTCGCAGTTCGAGGCCCGCGTCGCTGAGTTCGCTGACGTGTCGCCGTCCGACGTTCAGCGCCTCGGGGGCACCGCCCGCAGCGGCTACGCCATCGCGCTGACCAACCAGGGCAAGCGGGACGCGCAGCAGCGGATGGAGCCTGTCTTTCGTCGCGCCGATGAGGAGCTGGTGAGCAAGACCGCCGCGATCCTGAACCGCTCGACGGGCGCCGGGCTCCCCGAGGATGGCTATCGGCTCGCCTACCAAGCCGTGCCCCGCTCTCCGCAGGAGATCCGAGAGGAGCGCGAGCACGTGCTGGCGCTGCTGGACCGGGGCCTCATCTCGCCCGTCCGCGCCTATGCTCAGCTCCACGGCGTTGACGAGCGCACCGCAGAGATCCGGCTGGAGGCCATCCGGCGCCAGCGCATTGACCTGAACCTCACCCGCTAACCGCTCACCAGAGGACTACATGAGCACCGACAACCCCCAGAGCGTTCCCTATGAGCGCTTCAAGTCGATCAACGATCAACTCAAAGCGGCCACCGCCGAGCTGGAGCAACTCCGCGCCAGCGCTGGTCAGGCTGAGGCGCTGGCCCAGCGGGTGGCGTCGCTGGAAGCCGACCTGGCCCGCACGAGCACCGAGGCCGCGCAGACCGTCAGCCTGGCGCGCATCGGAGTCACCGACGCCGACGACGCCGACTACCTGCGCTACCGCTACGACAGGATCCCCGAGGGTGAGCGGCCCACCTTCGACGCCTGGGTAGCCGCCGGGGCTGAGGCCCGCGAGGGGATCTGGGCCCGGGTGCTGCCCTCGACACCCGCCGCCGCGACCCCCTCGACGCCCGCCGCCGCCCCCGAGGCCACCGCCGCCCCGGCGCCCTCGACGCCCGCCGCCGCCCCCGAGGCCACCGCCGCCGCCGCGCCGCCCCCGAGCGACAGGGCTGGGGACGCCCCGGTCAACGGCGCCCAGCCTGCCGCCTGGGGCAACCAGACGATCGCGCAGAAGGCGGGCGACGTGAACTGGTACCGCCAGCACCGTGAGCAGATCCTGAACTCCACGCGCTACGGGAACGGGTAGACGATGCCCACCTGGCGCCCGCCCGTTGAAGTCGCCCGCGCTGCCCGCCGGGGCCTGGAGCTCCGCGCGGAGCAGCCCCCGAGCAACCGGGCCGGCACGCCCGTCGGGCTGGCCCGCGCGTCCCAGCTCGCCAACCGTCGCCCGGTGTCGTTGGAGACGCTGCGGCGCATGCGCTCCTACTTCGCCCGGCACGCCGTAGACAAAGAGGGCGAGGGCTGGGGCCGCGACTCCAAGGGCTATCAGGCGTGGTTGATGTGGGGAGGCGACCCCGGGCGAGCGTGGGCGAACAGGATCCTGCGCGACGTTGAACAATCTTGACAGCCCGGATCCCGGGCGCTACCGTCCAGAGTAGCCGTCCCAGGGTCGCACCCGTCAACAGCGGAAGGGACAGACGCACCCTCCCCCTTCCAACCTGCTGACACGAGCTGACACATGGCGAGCGAGATTTACTATTCCGGTCTGGGCGACCTCCGTTACGCGACCATCCTGGCGGGCGAGCTGGGCCTGCTCCTGGCTGACCGCGCCTCCCTCTGGCGCAACCCCGCGATCACCTTCTACGGCGACGCCCGGGGCTCCGGCTCCACCGTCTTCGACGTGCCCCTGGCGGGCCTCGACGGCTACGACCTCATGACGAGCGTTCTGGAGAACGCGAGCACCTCCAACACCGCCCTCACCGACGCCAGCCCCGCCATCACCGTGGCCCGGCAGGCCCTCCAGTATCAGATCAGCGATCTGGCCAACTCCACCGACTCCGTGGGCCTCACCGCTGAGCGCCTGGCGCAGTCGATGGTCGGTAGCGCGTCGATGCGCTTCACCGAGATGGTGGCGAACGTGACCGACGACTTCACCGCCACCGTGGGCACCTCGGGCGCCGACATGACCGTGGATGACTTCTTCGACGCTCAGTTCGCCCTCACCCAGTCCAGCGTCCCCGGCCCCTACCTGGCGATGCTCTACCCGGTGCAGCTCACCGACCTCCAGAACTCGATCCGCGCTGAGGCTGGCGCGCTCCAGTTCATGCCCGCGACTCAGGAGATGCTCAACATCAAGGGCGCCGGCTTCCAGGGCATGTTCAACGGCGTCGAGATCTTCGCGTCCAGCCACGTCCCCACCGCCAACGCGGGCGCGGACTCCGCGGGCGGCATGTTCGGGCGCGGCGCCATCGGCTACCGCGAGATGAGCGTTTCCGTCGTCCCCGGCCACAACGGCATCATCCAGGCCACCGGCCCGATCTCGGTGGAGTTCGAGCGCGACGCCGCCGGGGCGCTCACCAAGATCGTCGGTAACTACTTCGTCGGCGTCGCCATCATCGAAGATGGCCGCGGCGTCTCGATCATCACCGACCGATAGTCTCCCGGGAGGCGGGGCCGGCTCCAGGCTGGTCCTCGCCTACCGGCCCCACCTCCCCTTCCCCCAACGGCAGCGAGGACCACATGCCGATCGACTTCCAGGGCTCCATCCCGCAGCGCGGAGGCCCCGCGGCCCCGCGTCTCAACCTGGCGCCCCGCCCGTACTTCACCCTCAAGCATCACCCCGCGCGCTGGGGCCTGGTGGGCGGCAGGATCCGCCCGATTCTGGGCCAGATCCGCTCGGATCCTGGCGTGGGTGGCGTGGATAAGGACGGCGGCACCGCCTACGCTGAGGCAGACGCCATCGGGCGCCGGGGCTGGTACCCGGTGCGAGTCGATCCCGCGGAGTACATCCGCGTTTACGACGGTAGCCGCGGGCCGGTCCACCTGGCCCGCTGGGAAGTCCCCAAGCAGATCGGAAACCGCACGATCCTGAAAGTCGACGAGGCCGCGTATCACGAGTTCCTTGACGAGCTCGTGGCGCGGGGCCTGGTGCAGCCGATGGATCCCGATCTGCTGCCCGCGCTCATCGACGAGGCGCAGGCCCGCGCAGACCGCACCGAGCCCGTGGGCGGCGCTCGCCACCGCGCCGCGCTGGAGGCGCTGGAGCAGGTGCAAGCCGCCGCCGCCCCCGAGGCCCCCGCGGCCCGCAGCTCCAAGGCCAGCAAGTGAGCGGCGAACAGCCGGGCGTGCGGCGCACGATGGAGCAGATGCACAAGCGCCTGCGGGAGAACGGCGCGTCTGAGTCTGACGCGCGACGCATCGCCCGCGACGCCGCCCTCCGCTACGACCGCCGCGTCCGCGACGGCGAGCAGCGTAACCCCGTGTCTCACGGAGACACCCGCGACTAACCCCCAGCCCGGTAAGGCCGCGCCCGCCGGGCGTATCAGGAGTTTCTGATGGCCGTTTCCCCGTTCTCTCACCGGATCCGCAAGGGTATCGCCGCCGTCGGCGTCGCCATCCGTGGCAGCGCCACCGAGGCCGACGCCAGCAGCCCGATGATCATCAGCGGCAGCGGCGCCCCGGTCAACGGCACGACCGCCGCCCCCAACGGCGCTGGGACCGTGCTGTACATTCGCACCAACGGCACGAGCTCCGACGAGGTGCTGTACATCTCCCGCGACGGCGGGGCGAACTGGGCCGCGGCGGTCCTGGCGAGCTGATGAGCACGACCGAAACCAACTACACCGCCCGTCAGGCGCAGCCGCAGTATCTGGAGCGGGGCCGGCAGCAAGTCAGCAAGCTGCCGATCTACCGCGATGGGGCGCTGGCTGAGCCGAGCGCCGGGACGTATTCGCTCTACGACAGCAGCGGCGGGGCCGTGCTGGACGCGGTGGCGGTGACGGTTTCGGGATCCGTAGCTCAGTACACGATCAGCGCCGGCACCCTCCCCGCGTCGCTGGACGTGGGCGATCGGTGGCTCGAAGAGTGGGCGCTGGTGATGCCCGACGGGGTGACGCACACATTCCGCCGCCCCGCCGCCCTCGTGCTGCGTCGCCTCTACCCCGTCGCCACCGACGCCGATCTGGAGGCGCAGTATCGTGACCTGGGATCCGCGTTGATGCCCAGCGCGATCACATCGTGGCAGGAGAAGTTGGACGAGGCCTGGCTGCAGATCATGGGGCGGCTCATCGGCGCGGGAAACCTGCCGTATCTGATCATGGATCCCTATGCGCTGCGGGAGGTCCACGTCGATCTCACCCTGTCGATCATCTTCAAAGAGTTCCACTCCAGCACTGGCGACAGCCGATGGATGGAGAGCGCCCAGCATCACCGGGTGAACTACGAGAAGGGCTGGGCGCGGCTGAACTTCCGTTACGACACCGACCACGACGGATCGATCTCCAGCGAGCAGCGGCAGAGCGCCGCGGCGTCGCTGTGGCTCACCGACACCAGCGCCGCAGATCGTAGGATCCGGGGCCTGCCCTGGCGGGATCGCTACTGATGGCCACCACGGTCGCACAGGTGCGGCGAGCGCTCCGTGACCAGCTCCTGACCCTATCGGGCTGGCGTGAGACGTCGTTCCCGCTGGGGATCCTCGAAACCCCGAGCACCCAGGGGCATCTCTCGTTCTCCGTCGTTGACGAGAGCGCCCAGAACATCAGCCACCGCGGCAAGTCTGGCGACACCGTGGCGCATGAGATCAGCTTTCGGGTTTCGTTCCTGTACCGAATGACCCCGAGCGCCGCCGATCTGATGACCGATTGGGACGACAGCAGCGACGCCGCGCAGGACGCCATACAGGCCCTGATGAACCAGGGATCCTGGCAGTACAACTATCTGATCCGGTACACCCGGATGAACCGCAGCCGGCTGAGCGACTCGGCCTGGTTGCAGATTGATTTGTTCTTCACCGTTGAACACGAGCTAGGAGTCTGACATGGCCTGGAACCCTCGACACGGCACCGTCACCCTGAACGATGGCACGGGCGGCACCCCGCTCGACGTTGACCTGAGCAACGAGGAAGGCGACTTTAGCGTCTCCGGGCTCATCCAGGGGAGCCGGACGCTCGAAGCCCTCTACGACCGCGGCACCTTTGACCAGCTCATTGAGACGCAGGACGTGCAGATCACCGGATCCGTGAGCTACCGGATCGACGACTGGGCGAGCTCCACCGATCGCCCGATCGACGCCGCCCTCAAGCTGGGCAACTTCGCCAGCGCCGTGAGCACCCACGCGACCGGCGACGGCGTGATGCTGACGATCAAGTACGTGGTGAGCCGCGGCGGCAACACCTACACCATGACGCTGAACAAGTGCCTGTGCACCGTTGACCAGAGCGAGTCGTTCCCCGCGACCGCGGCGACCATCAACTTCACCTGCTACGGCGGCGCGTCCTTCGCCAAGGCGTAGCGCACCCGTAGCCCCTCCCCCCCTGGCATGGAGGACCACATGCCCAACACGATCGATCTTCTCGGATCCGCGCACCCGTGGACGCTGCCGCAGCGCTTCACGGAGCGCGACGAGCTGGCCCACGCCATCGCCACCCACCGCCCTCGAGGGGCGGCGGCGTGCCTGGGGCTGTGCTGCCCATCCCTGGTGCCCGACGGCCCCGCCCGCTACGCTGCGGCCCGCTACGACGCGCTGGAGTTCGGCGGCGTGGTTTACGGGCTGCTCCGCGAGGCCGGCGCCGGGCCTGTCGAGATCATCGTGGCGGGCGGGGAGATCGCCAACGCGCTGCTCCTGGCCCTCTACCCCCGAGCCGCGGAGGTGGAGGAGGCTGAGGGTTTTACCGCAGCGGGCGCGGCGCCCTCGACGGCGCCGCCGTCCGCTTAGGTCTGCGCTACGCTGGCGATCCCCGCTGGTTCTACGAGCTGCCCCGAGAGTCTCAGATCGCCGTGCTCGCCATCCACGCCATCGACGCCAGCCCCCGCCGCACGAGCGCCGCGGCGGTGCCTCCACCGTCCAGCGCCGTCGCCATGGACGGCACGAGCGGCGACGACTGGGGAGCGTTCCTCATGGCCGCTGAGGGCGTCTGATGGCCTCCATTGACGTCGACGTGGACGGGCTCGACTTCCTGCGGCAGATGGCCCGACAGGCGGCGCCAGACACCTACGAGGCCATCGAAGAGACGCTGCGCCGCGAGCGCAACCGGCTGATCGGGGCGACGCCTCGGGGCGACGGGCGCCCGCTCGGGCACCTGGCGGACAAGTGGGACTACAAGATCCTCGTGTACGGGGACGGGATCACCGGGCGGCTGGAGAACCTCCAGCCCTACGCGGGCTACGCTCGGGGCCCCTGGCCCGACAAGCGCACGCACGTTCACAAGCTGGCCCTGAACAAGCGCAACCAGCGCCGGCTCGCAGATGAGATCATCGAGCGGGCTGGCGACTCCATCCTGACGGGGGCCCGCCGTGGCTGAGACTACCCGCACTGTCTCCCTCCTGTTCGCCGCGGAGCTCGACCAGTTCAAGCGGCAGATGTCGGAGATCCCCAACATCTCCGACAAGCAGGCTAAGCAGGCCGCGCGCCGCATCGAGACAGCGCTCAATCGAGCAGAGGCCAGCGCGAAGAAAGCCGCGACGAGCAGCAAGCAAGCCGCCGACAAGATGGGATCCGCGTTCAAACACGCGGGCGAGCAGGCTGGCGACTTCGACTCCGCGATCAAGGCGGTGGGCGCCGCCGTCGGTGTGGCGAACCCTGAGCTGGAGCGCGCCGCGATCCTGGCGGGCGACCTGGCGGGCGGCTTCGAGGGCATCGTGCGGATCGGCGGCGCCGCCGTGCGCGTGCTGGGGCCCGTGGCGGCTGTCGTCGGCGCGCTGGGGCTGGCCTACACTAAGCTGAAAGCCGACGTGGACGCGGCTAACGAGGCGATGGAGGCCAGCGCCCAGCAGGCCACCGAAGTACAGCGCAACTATGAGCGGCTCCAAGCTGGCCTGGCTCAGATCGATCTCAAGAAGTCGTTAGCCCTCGGGGAGATCACCCAGGAGGAATTCGAGGCCGCACAGGCGGCGCTACAGGCTGGCGATCTGTTCGCCCCGTTCCAAGCTGACCTGCGCAAGCAGGAACGCGAGATCCGCCGCGAGCTTGACACCATCGGGCGCGAGCTGGCGAAAGCTCCCGAGCGTTTTGAATCGTCATTCAGGGGCCAGATCGAGCGGCTGAACGCGCTGCTCGACGTCAACCTGGCCAAACAGGAGGCGCTCCGTGCCCGCGTGGCTGAGGTGTCGTCCGACATTGAGAAGGCCAGCCGCAAGGTCGAAACAACGGACCCCGAGGCAGAGGCCGCAGCCGCCGCCGAAGCGCGCCGGGCTGCGATGGATGCGGCGCTGGAAGTGGTGCGCGAAGAGGTCGCAGAAGAGCAGCGGCTACGAGAGGAGGCCGCAGAGGAGCGGGAGAAGTTCGAGCGCCAACTGGCTGAGAACATCGCCAAGCACCGCGCCGAAGTCGCCGCCGCCGCCGCCGCCGAAGAGGCCGCGATACAGGCGGCGACGTTTGAGACAGCCTCACAGGTAGCCGGCGCCGTCGGTGACCTGGCGGGCGTCGTCGCTCAGAAGAACGCAGACGCGGCCCTCGAGGCGTACCGCGTGCAGCAGGCGCTCGGGCTGACCCAGGTAGTGATCAACACCGCCGCCGCCATCACGCGAGCGCTTGCCGAGCTGGGCCCGGTGGCGGGCGGCATCGCCACCGCGGGGATCATCGCCACCGGGGCCGCGCAGGCCGCGGTGATCGCCGCCGCCCCGCCGCCGGCCCACGTCGGTGAGCGCGTCGTGGGTAACGCATTCGGCAGGAGCTCCCCGGGGCGTCTCTCCGATGAGCAGGACCGGCGACTGTTGACGGGTGAGCGCGTACTGTCGCGCTCCGAGGCCGCTGCGATGGATCGCCCGGTAGAGATCCGCGTGGTGCAGCAACTGAGGCACCGCGTGGTCGATGAGGCGTTCTACCGCAACTCACGTACAATCGGCAGCCGAACCCGCGACGCGCTGGCGCGGCGCTCAGGACACCGGGGATCCTAAATGGCCACCGAAGTAGACAAGAACAGGATCCGAGGCATCGGGATCCCGGATCCCAGGATCACCAACGACACGATCTGGCCCGCAGAGTCGAGCTACACCCAGGCCGGCGCCGAGTCTGGTCTGGCTGAGGCCGCGAGCGGCAACACCGGATCCCTGGCGCTGGTGTCGAGCGGTGAGCAGACCAGCGGCACCACGCTGGACGTCCAGATCAACCGCAGCGGCTACCCCGCCGTCGGCGGCGCCGGGGCGCAGATGGTCTGGAAGAACAGCGCCGACGCGGGCACACTGTACAGGGGGCTGGAGCAGCCCGCGACGATCACTGAGCAGAGCCTGCTCCTGTACGACGCCGGCAGCACCGAGCGCGCCGCTCGCGACATCTGCACCCTGCCCGACGGCACGCAGCTCGCACTCTTTGAGACGAGCCTGGGCGGCAGCACCTACCGTGGGCAGGTGATCCGCAAGCCCGCAGGATCCGACACCTGGGACACTGGCGGGATCACCGCTGTGATCACTGGCGGCGCTGGCAACGGCTACCGCTACCCGTGCCTGATCCCCGTCAGCAACGATCTGGTCTTGTGCGTCGCGTGGAAGTACGACAGCGCCGGGGTCTATGTGCAGCTGGTGGTCTACAAGTCCACAGATCAGGGCTCGACGTGGACGCTACACAGCGATGGGGCGCTGGAGTCTGGCGCGCTGCTGCTCCTGAGCGCCTACAACAGCGTCGGGGAGATCCGCGGGGCCTATGGTAACGGCGAGATCCTACTGCTCGCGGAGTTCAACGCCAGCCCGTCGACCATCATCAACAATCGGGTGATGCAGCTCAGCAGCACCGATCTGGGGCGTAGCTTCGACATCGTGGCGACGTCCACCGGGGGCGGCGACAACGCTGGCGGGATCCGCCCGCGCGTGGTTCACGTCGGGGGAGTGTTCCTCGTGTCGTGGATCTGCGCGACCCACAGCGGCGGCCCCGTCACCGGGGAGGACGTGCGCGCCGTCAGGATCCCCA